CGCCCCACCAAACATGGCAAGCCAGCTTTCATTCATTTCTTTGCGTCTATTGACGCCAAGATCTATATCAACTGAAACGATGTCTTGCTCTTCATTCATCTATTCACCCTCCAAAGAATGCACAAACTCTATATAAATAGTAATTTTGAAAAAATGTTTGTGCTATCATCAACGCTTGGCTTTTCTTTGTGCGTCTTCCATGGCTTCTTTTTCTTTTTCCATTTGCTCATTTAGTTTGAACATAAACCAATTGCGTATTTTCACCGGCAAGTTGTAAGCTTCAATGAAACTCCATCCGCCGTAATACTTTAAATAGAAGAATTGTTCGTAAACCTTCTCGATATAGTTATCGTTGAGGCCAAAAAAAGTCAGTGGTAAACGGCACCTCCATCTCTTGCTCATAGCCGCAAGACTGGCACTCGTAATCATGATTCAGGTCAACGTTTGGCATTTTTCTTGCGTATACATCACGAAGATAACGAGCATCAGATGCTGGCAATGACTTTACAAACATGTTGATTAGGGCTTGGTCTTCTTGTCCTTCAACGGCAAGAATAGCCATTCTAAGTTGGTCTGAAAGGGTTGATTCTGGCTGCTTATTTTTCTTTTTTCTAGCAGTAAGTTGAGCCAAGGCTTTTTCTGCTGTCCCATCCAATAATTTCATCTTGACAGCAATATTGCCTCTAGGTGTTGTTGCGACAAATGTACCATCACCTTGGTCTTCCACGCCTTCAATTTCTTCGCCGCCTTTTACACCCCCCTCTTCTAGATCGAATTCTACATTAGAGGGAGTTTCACACTGTGGGCAAGTTACTTTTGTTTGATAAGAAGACCCATATCCAGTTACTCTTGCCGCTACAATAAGAGCATTCTTGTCTCCGGTCAAAAGCGAGTTTACATTGATAGATTTATCGACAATTATGTTTTGTAATAACCTATCAATTGCAATGCCTTTTTTCAAAAGAGATTTTGAAGTTAGGATATCTTCATCTTTAGCAGTCATAAAGCGGATTTCAATAGAGTCCTTGCCATGAAGAGGATGGTCCTCGCCATAGTATAAGCCCTTGGAGGGCAAATCAACAATTTCAGTTGGAGTTGTAAAGGAAAGGGCAGGCTTTGGTGCCTCTTGTTCTTGCTCTACTTGTTGTTCTGTGTTTTCAATAGGAGGGGTTTCGCCCTGTGGGGCAGGGCTACCCATTCTTTCTTCGTTGTTTCGTCTAAACATTTTTACCTCTTAGCTAAGTTTCGTTTGTATTATAGTATATCTGCTATTGCAAGTTAATGAAATCTGCAAAGTCGTATCTGATTGTGACGGTACATTCAAGCATCTCTTCACCATTGTAGTCATAGTCACCCCATGTGATATTAGTAAAGAATGCGTTTGTCAACTCCCAATAAGCTACGGTTACTAACTCTGTACCAGTTGTCCCTTTTACACCAAGCTGGTTGATTTTTACATTACCCACGCCAATTGATGTTGCGGCATTTTTTGTAAAGCCGAATCTTCCTTCATTAAGGGCGTCCGGCTGTTCGTATCCAGAAGCCTGCAACTTATCATAAAGGCGTTGTGTTTGATCGTCTCCAGCACCCGGATCAACGAAAGAAATATCAATTGGATCCCATTCTGCTCTTCCGGGGTAATAAAATGTATGATTCAAAAACTTGTGTGGCGTCTCTGAAATCTTGACTGCTGGGTTCTTCACCTTTGTAACGACATATGCTGGGTCGTTGTTAATGTTTACGGTAAATCTATATTTTCTTTTGGGTTCTAGTGTTGCATCCGACCAAAATGTGTTTTGTGCCATTTACAGGTCCTCCTATTGTATACCTTGCTTTGTATTATAAATAGTGGGGGGTGGCAAAACCCCCCATCTGTTTTTTATTAATCCTCGAATGACGCTCCACTATTTGTGATATTGAAATCAATTGCAATGTATTCAATTGCTTTAGTTGGCTTCAAGAAGATCTTGGCGTATACGATATTTCTATCGATAAGCTCCGGTGTCGTTGTTGTTTCATCGAGAACAACTTTGAAATCATCAAGTCCAAATCTGTTTTTTACAGTGTTCAGGAATGGTTTCACTCTAGAGACAAAGCCGTTCCATGTTGCCTCAACGTTTGGCTCAAACAATGTGTCGGATGCCATTCTAGAGATCTCTTTCTTGACGTAGTTCATCAATCTTCTTACGTTGATTCTATCCAAAGCAGAAGGTGTGACTTGCAGGGTCTTTTGACCGAATACTACAATTCCTTCGTTCGGGAAGTTAGCAATTGGGTTGATGTTTGCTTCATAAAGATTGTCTCTTTCTTTAGAGGTCAATCTCTCACTTGTTCCAACAACTGGCAATCCTGCATCTCCGTTAGAAAGCCCACCTCTGTTGAATCCAGCAGGTGCGAACCAAAGTTCGTCTTTCTTTTCTGTGGTAGCGAAGACTCCGATAGCAGCCACTGAAGGCGGAACCCAAACAAGTGCGCCTTTCTCTGGATCTCTAATCTGGACCCATGGGTAGTAAGCGCATGCGTAACTGCTATTTTCCTGAAGAGCTTGCAGATTGCTGATAACATTATCCAAGTTTCCTCTTCTGGTCTTTTCATCGCCAACAGCTTCAGTGTTTGGCTGATAGCCTCCTTTGAGGTCAACAACTGCCAATGCATCGGCTCTGTCTTCAGCGGTTCTAATGATTCTTGTGATTAGACCTTGATGTGTAAGCCCCGGCATTGAAATCAAGTTTGTATCCACAACTTCTGGGTCTGCAATAGAAGCGACCGCTCTTTGAATAGAGTGTACAGCATAATTTGTTGTTGCAGAATCAGTATCGCTCATGGCACTGTTTCTAAATGGTTCCATTTCCTTCACGTTGAGACCATCGTTACCTCCGAAAAGTGGTAAAGTAAATTGGTCAAAACCTTTTCTAAGCATTGCGCCAAAGGAAGAAGTTCCTCTATAAGAGGTTCCGGCTGTTCTATTTCCTTCACTCCAGTACATAATTGCAGGAGTGCTATCGACATTGTTCTTGCCAACCGAACCAGAGAGATCATCAAGCGTAAAGATAAACGAGCTTGTCAGTGCGCCAGCAGCAGCAAAGGTTGTATTAAACTGGTTGTCGTAGAGACCATCATCAAGAGGTCTAGCAAGATCCAAGTTATAGTTGGCATATTCTGAACTTCCGCTATTCTTTTGAACAGTGTATCCAAAGTAAGCTTTTGTTGCGCTTTGTGCGCTTGTGCTGTCAGGTCTTGCTCTGTGTCCCGGATGGACAAACGATGCGGTAAAAGCACCTGCCTGTGCGGCAACTTCCAGACCATAGTTGGTGACAGTTTCTTTTGGTTTTACAGGTACATCAGTAGCGTCTTGGGTACTACTTGAGAGAAATGTTTTTTCCAGCACTGCCGAGCCGGAAACTAAAAAGAATTGTCCATATCTGGCAGGTCCGTAGAATCCTGCTGGCAGCAATCTTTCGTCTGTAAGACCAGCATCAATGTCATCGCTAACAACAACACGAATGTTTGAAGATTGGTTGTTGAATCTTCCGTATTCTCTGTAACGACCTTCTGATTCATCCCATTCCAAGTATTTGTCACCGATTTTTCTTCCAATGTAATTTTCTGACTGTGGGTTTAAGTTGCACTGTGAAAATCTTTCAACAAATCTTACAGCATTATCAGAGTCTTTTGCTAATCTAACCACGACTGAGAATGTTCCATATGGATCGTCGTCTGTGGTTGATACACGAATATCTTCAATTGAAATTTTGTATTTTTGACCTTCGGTAAGACCAGCGTTCACTGTTTCAAAGTAAAACAAGCTTGGTGTTCTTCCAGCAGAAACTCCGAATGATGCTGTGTCGTTGCTCAAATCTTGAGAAAAGACCATTGGCGTTCTTGCAGATCTAAACGGCTTTCTGTGTTGGGCTCGGTCATTTTCGAGACCGGCGTTTTCCAGTGGTAAAATAATACCATACAAACCGCCTGCCTCAGTTGTACCGTGCGTAGCGAGGCTGTGACCTGCTCCACCGTCAGTCAACCAGTTTTCATATGTTTCACCAAGCCAGTAGCTAGCAGTGAGTGCAGCAGATCCAACGCTACTATTTGTAAGTGTTGGGTTGGTGTTGAATACTTTTCTAATAAACTTATCACTAGCTTCATTGAAGTTGAATTCTGTTGTGTAGCTAATAGCACTTAAGCTACTATCATATACTTGTGCTTTGAAGCCAAAGTCTGTTCCAACACTTTTTACAACAACACCCAGACTAGAGGTTATGTCAGACCCTTGGAACAAAGTACCTGATAAGCGAATGTGCCCTTGTTCACAATACCAAACAGCGGCAAGAGATCCAGTTTGATCATTTTGAGCGGAAGATGAGGGGAAAATATACAATCCATATGCACCACCGTCGGGATTGGAACCTCCGTAATCGGCTGCTGCTGTTTTCCAACCAGCTTTACCAGCATCAGTGGCGTCTTCGCTTTCAGCACCAAGAAGACGAACAACATTTACAGGCGCACTGTTTCTCAAGTAAGCTTGAGCAGCGTATGCTGCATAAGTTGGGGCAGTATAATTACCATTTCTCCAAACGTCTTTACCATCTCCTCCCGGCATTGCTTCACCAAAAATGTTGATGAATTCAGAGTATGATTGAACCTTTACAGGGCGCATTGATGGTCCTCTGTCCAATCTACCAATAATCGTTGGTCCGATTGCATCGGAAACATTATTTAGCGCAGAGTTATCAATCTCGTTGATAAAAACTCCGGGGGATACAAACTTGAATTGCTTAACTGACATGTTGTTGATCTCCTTATTACAATAAGTGTATTAGTTTACAATAATTTCTCTTATAATTAGTGTGCTAAAGTGCGAAAAACTCCAGTATCGTCTATTTTTATTTTTCTAACTATATGGATCTTCTTCAGGTAAGTTTGGATTCCAGCCCTCGGGATATTTTCCGACGCCGGGATTGGTGGTTTTGTCCGTTGTGTGCCCTTCGGCAGCAATAAGATCTGCTTGTGATATGTTTTGAGGAATGTCTCCAAATATAGATTCTTCTTTTGTGAATGCAATGTCCACAGCACTCTCTACAAATCTAACTTTAGGTCCGTCTTCGTTTTCTTCTGAGCCTAGAATATAGCCGAGAACATTTATATCAAATTGGGTTTCAATGGTTCTCTCATCGGCTCCCATAGAAGAAAGATTGTTTTGTGGAGCAAAGTTTTCTTGCAGAAATGCCTCGTATCTGTGACCATCTTTTGCAATAAAGAAAGAATTTATACCAGCACCTTTATTTAGAAAAGGAAGGAGGGCTTGATTCATTTGTTGAATGTATTGTGTCCTGACAGTAACTTGGTATGTTATATACAAATAAACTGGCATTGGAGCATAAGCATACTGATATACGGTCTTCTCTGGTGGGGAAGGGAAGTTTATTTGTCCTATACTTCTTTTTAGTCTTGCGCCTTCAAAGTTTGAAGTCTTATCTTGTTTTATTCTTTTTTCAATGATAATTGAATTATTTGGGAAGCCCACTGGTACATTGCCGTACACGCTTCCTTTTTTTGTAAGACTTTTTTGCATTGCTGTTCTTTCTATAGTCAAGACTGGTAAAACAATCGTACCGTCTGAATCTCTGTACTCTTTGTTCTTTTTAGACTGATACGCTCTCTCTGCCGACACCCAAATGACGGGCAATGGCTCAAAACCTTTGTTCCCAATAACATGAGTGTTCATATCACGGATATGATCTAGCATAGCACCATCGATAGTTTCAATGGACGACATTTTAATTGGAACATCTTCTTTATACTTGCTCATATCTTATTATGGGTATGAATTAGGGTTACCCACTATACCTCCCGCATCAAAAATACTTTTTCTTGCCTTTATACACTCAGCAGATATCTCTACTCTATGATCATTTTGACCAAAAAGCTCTCTAGGTTCGTTTAGAACAACAATTTCATAGTAACTTTGCCCATATAGCACAAAATCCCCTTCACGAACAAAGAGATCTTGGTCCTCAGTCAGTCTTCTTTTATGAAAATGTATGTTTATACGAGGTCTTCTGTTTATCCCAAGGTGTGTGTTCTCTGTTTCATACCCCTGCCATTCCACAAGAGCATAAACTCTAATTGGGGGCAAAAAAGTCTTGTTTAGTGCCTCACCATATATCTCGTGGTAGTTTGTGTGATCTAAACTTATAGGATAATATAGAATTTGTTGACCAATGACTCTTTCAATAAGCTCATCATTGACTTGTTTAACAAGATCACGTTCCTTTTTGCCTGTAAACAAAGGAGGAGGGGGCTGGCTAGGTTGTTCCCATTTGTTTCTTGCCATTTATCTATCCTACGAATACCGCTGCGGGTATTTGCTGCATCACTTTACTAGAGTTTTCTACAACAGTTGCATCGTCTTCAGCTAACTGCTTGTATGTAAGCTGGTCCAGCACTGTTTTCAATTCTTCTCTGAGCTTTTCTTGCTCATCTTTTGCTTGACTTATCAAATCACTGCCGTTTAGAGTAATATCATTCCCCGGTATTGGCAATGTTGCAAATTTAGATCTTACAAGTCCAAGCATTTCTTTTGCAAGCGAAAGAGCAAATCTTCTAATCCACTGCTTACCGATTGCGTTGATGTTTTCATATGGTATGTTTTGGAATGGCAACGTATTCATATTGTTTACGCCGTCTATTCCTGTGTTTACACTAGAATCTGCTTCTGTATATGGATCGGAGTCAACAGAGAATTCCACCCAAAACTTTGTTGGCGAGTAATTGTCTCTAGGGATTGGGAATAATCTCAACTGATTGTTTTTTAGCTCATATGACCAGTGAGAAACACGAGTATACAAAGCATCCTCGTAAGCCATTGCTTGAGATTTGTTTTGCCAAGTAGGAACTATCTGAAATGTTGAATCATCTGCATATTGCCCATACGTTGATAAGTTACCAACAACATTCAGACCACCATAATATCCATAGAATCTCCACATGGCTGCTGGAGTCTTATAAAAGACCCTCCTAATGGTTACCCTCTTGTCACCGACTTTTTGATAATACGGGACGCTGGCTGAAAGTGCTGAAGAACCGGATATAATTTCTTGTAAGTTATAGTCCTGCTGACCGCCGGTCATATTGAATGAAGCAGAGTAAATTGGTACAGTGCCTCCGATTCCTACTTCTGTAGAAATACCTTCTGCCACTGTTTTAGCGTATTGAAAATTGAATTTTGGGTATTTCAATTCTATATTTGATCCAGATAAGCTATTGCCACTTTCAATTTGACCATCTTGATCAAATGATGCCGTCGTTGCTCCCAAAAGATCGGATAGCACATTCTTTGCCTGATGTGAATTTACAATATAAGAGTATTCTAAAACTGCTTCTTCATACGCAGAATACACCTGATATTCCGTTATTTCTAGATCCAACACATCACCACCTAATTTTTTATAGGTGTACGCAACTTGGTCTACTGCTCCAGAAACAAACGCAGCGGAAGTATATACTCCAAATGGCAACGGATTTGTAGCCGAATTAACGTTTGAGTGAGCGCCGGTAACCGGCAGGACAATTGCACTAGTAGTGCTTGCAGGTGTTAGTGTTGGGACAGACATGCATAGATTCCTCCACCTATAAATAGCTTGGCGTTCAAGTAATAGAAATAAAAAAACCCCGCTTCCAACCGAAATTAGAAGCAGGGTC